AGATGCCGCAACATTAGATATATCGGGTGATGCAGATATAGACGGCACCCTTGAAACGGATGCTTTATCTATAGATGGTACGGCAGTCACTAGCACAGCGGCTGAGTTAAACATTATGGACGGTGATACGTCTGCCTCAGATGTGACTATTGTAGACGCAGATCAGTTTGTCTTAAATGATGAAGGCACGATGAAGCAGGTTGCTGCTACTAAAATAGCAGACTATGCTGCACCTAGCACCACTTTAGGAGACGTAGGAACTTATTCTTTCTTGATGCGTACCGCAACAGGGGTAAACGACTACATAACCGCTGGAACGACATATTCTGGAAGTGTGTTGACCTACGCTGGTGTGTCCCGATCTATTGGTAATGCTATAATTATCTCTCCAAGTGGAACACCTTCTGGAACGTGGAGGTCGATGGGTTATGTTGGTGCGGCATTTACTGGCTTTAACAATAGAGCAGCTTTATTTGTGAGGATTTCCTAGTGACTGCTACAATCACACAGGTGCGTAAGGCACAATCACTTAACTCTGATAATACTCGGATGGATGTGGAAATTAATCATCCCACTTACGGTTGGATACCGTACACCTTAGACCCTTCCGATACTGACACTACTGTTGATAACGACGCAGTAATGTCTTTAATTGGTACAGATTTCACCTCTTACGTTGCACCAACTCAGGCAGACTTAGACGCAGGAACAGCCCTTCAGATCCGTTCTGATCGTGACTATAAGTTACTCACAGAGGTTGACCCCTTAGTGTCTAACCCTTTGCGCTGGTCAGAACTGACCTCTGACAAGAAGACAGAGTGGTCACAATACAGAACTGACCTATTAAATTTACCACAGCAGTCAGGGTTTCCTAATACAATCACTTGGCCTGTAAAGCCAAATTAGGACAGATATAAAAATGCCTCTTTTAGACCTTAAATTTAAAGCTGGAATAAACAAAGAAATCACGCCGTATTCTGAAGGAAACGGTTGGGTGAATTGTGACAAAATACGTTTTCGATTTGGGTATCCTGAAAAGTTAAACGGTTGGGAAAAAAACTCAAACGAAGCTTTCTTAGGTCAATGCCGTGGAATGCATGAGTTTGTAGCGTTGAGTGGCGAAAAGTTTTTAGGCCTTGGGACAGAATTAAAGTTCTATATTAAAGAGGGTGTTGACTTTAAAGACATCACTCCAATTAGACAGGTTACTTCGGCAGGGGATGTCACTTTTTCTGCATCAAACGGATCACCTGTAATTACTATATCAGACACAAGTCACGGGTGTGTAGCAAATGATTTTGTAACCTTTTCTGGTGCCGCCTCTTTGGGTGGAAACATTACAGCAAATGTTCTCAACCAAGAGTATCAGGTTACAGAAGTTGTCGATGGAAACACTTACAAAATATCAGCTAGAACAGTTAGCACTATATCAAGTGTTACGGCTTCGGGAGGAATAATCGCCACGGCAGTAAATGCTACAGGTAGCGACACAGGCAACGGTGGTGGCAGTGTTGTTGGTACTTATCAAATTGGCACCGCTTTAAATAGTTCAGTCTTTGGCACTGGTTGGGGCGCGGGAGTTTGGGGTGGAACAACTACAGGCGCTCTTACTACAACGGTAAATGAGGGCGGTACACTTTCTGCTAGTGACACCACTATCACTGTGGCTAACACTGCTGGAATTGTAGCCAGTGACATTGTTTTAATAGATGACGAACTTATTCTGGTGGGGGGCATAAGTTCCAACGATTTAACAGGATGTACCAGAGGACACAAAGGCACCGCCGCCGCAACACATGCAAACGGTTCTGCTGTTAGACTTGCAACGGGCAACGCGGATACAGCGGATGATTTTTCTGGCTGGGGGCTGGCTCTTATTTCAGGGACAATTACGCCTTCTGCAAACTTACGCATTTGGGCGCAAGATAACTTTGGCGAAGACCTGTTGTTAAACGAAAGAAACGGTAGGATTTACTATTGGGATAAAACCAATGGTGTAAATACACGGGCTAAATTCTTAACAGATAGTAGCTTAGGACTTGGCACACGGACCTCGGTTCCTACGATAGCTACGCAAGTTCTTTTGTCTGACAGGGACAGGCATGTGATTGCTTTTGGTGCAGACAGCCTTGGTCTTACTTCTTCTTCAACCGAGGGAAACGGCATTCAAGACCCTTTGTTAATAAGGTTTAGTAGTCAGGAAAACCCTGTAGATTGGTATCCTACCTCTACCAATACAGCGGGTGATTTGCGTATAAGTTCTGGCTCTAAGATCATTCAAGCTCTTGAAACTCGGCAACAGATACTGGTGTTTACAGACGTTTCTATTCACGCAATGCAGTTTCTTGGACCGCCGTTTACCTTTGGTATAAACCTAATTTCCGAAAACATTACTATTGCTAGTCCAAAGGCTGCGGTTGCGGTAGACGATGCCGTGTTTTGGATGGGTACGGCAGAGTTTTATGCGTTTACCGGTGCGGTTCAAAGAATACCTTGCACTGTTAGGGATTATGTATTTAACGACATGAACACGGCTCAGTCTGACAAGATTGTGGCAGGAGCCAACGTGTCATTTTCAGAGGTTTGGTGGTTTTATCCGTCTGCGGGCTCAACCGAGAACAACAGATATGTGGTTTACAATTACCTTGAGAAGCTTTGGTTCATAGGAAACCTAGCCAGAACGGCGTGGTTAGATCGTGGCATCTCTTCGTTGCCTCTTGCGGCGGGAACTAACAACTTCTTGTATAATCAAGAGGTGGGCGCACAAGATGACGGCGCAGCTATGACTTCGTTTATTGAGTCTGGAGACATGTCTATTACAGACGGCAATCAGTTTTCTTTTATTAACAGGGTAATACCGGACATTAATTTTAGAGAAACTGTGGACACCTCTTCTCTAAACATTATTTTAGAGACTAAAAACTTTCCGGGTCAAACCGATCAAAACTCCTCGACAAACACTGTGTCCAAAACATCTAGTACGCCTGTAGATCAGTACACAAACCAGTACTTTACACGCTTACGGGGCCGCAGTTTTACGCTCAAGTTACAATCTACAGACGCGAACGTCCTGTGGAGATTGGGTGTGCCTCGTGTAGATATTAGACCTGACGGGAGAAGATAATGTCTACCAGTACTCCTGTACCGTTTTTCCCTACTCCTCCTCAAGAGTACAACCAAGAGTACTTAAACGAGGTCGTTCGTTCTTTTTCCGTGTTTTTGAATCAATTTAACAACACTCAACAGGTGGCAGACGATGATACGACTGCCCTAAGCTGGTTTATGGGCTGATGGCTAACGCATATATAAACGCAAAAGCGGACCTCACAACGACAGGCATAACCACGCTGTATACGTGCGGTCCGTTTGCTACGGCGGTAGTAAAGTCAATTTTGGTTTGCGATGACAGTAACAATGGTGATACCTTAACGCTTACAATAACAGACGCGTCAAACGCCGTGTTTGTTTTGTTTGACAGTAAAACTATTGCGGGTCATGCAACTGTAGAACTATTAACGGCACCACTTGTGGTTCAAGCCGATGAAATCTTAAAAGTTACGGCTGCTACAGCCAATCGGCTGCACGTTGTAGCTAGTATTTTAGAGATTTCGTGATAAAGTACGGTCAAAGGGGCAGTGTGATGCAAGAACAGATGTATTTTCCCGAAGGTGGTGTGGGGTCTTTCTTAACCTCTAACATGGATGAAATGCCGGACAACGTACTTGCGTTTGGTCAGCCTCGCGGCATTAATTCTATGGGTGACGTAGCAAACCGCATGGCTCAGATGGGTCGTAACGGTGATACGGAACTGGCTCACTTACGGCGCGACGAAGTTGTTATGACTGAGGACATGGCCCGCGATCCGCGGATCAGGAACGCTATGGCGGAGGTTTTTAGTGACAATGACATGGACATGTCGCGTTATACGGTTGGCAACGCGGCTAACTCTGTAAACCCGTACACTGGTAACAGAGAGTTCTTTCTAAAGAAGATCATTAGCGGCGTTAAGAAGATCGTTAAGGCGGCTGCGCCTATTGTTATTCCGCTGGCTATGAATGCTCTATTTCCCGGAATGGGTGCAATAGCTTCGGGCTTTATCGGTTCTGGCATTAGTTCTCTTGCGCAGGGCAATAGCTTTAAGGACAGTATGAAGGCTGGCGTTATGGGCGGCTTGGTTGGTGGTATCGGTCAAGGCTTTAGGAACATGAGCGCGAACAAAGGGTTCTTTTCTGGTGAGGGGCAGTTTGGTCGCGAAGGGTTTAAGTTTTTTGATCGTAGCAGTAACCCTGTGGAAACTTTCTTAGGTAAGGAACCTATAAACGCTAACTCTATGTCAGAACGACTTACTGAGGTTGATGGAAATAGCGCAGTATTAAACACAAGCGGTAGGGACGCGGAAACTTTCTTTAGGAACAAGGGCGATCCTGCAATAGTAGGTAGAGAGGCGGTTAGTAGAGCCGACGCCGCGTCTCAATTAGCTCTGGACGGAATAACTCCAGACAGTGTGGGAGCCCCTACCTATCTTCAAGAGTTCAATAAACTTGTAGACGGTCAAGCTGCCACCGCCGCAACAAAAGGTTCTTTAAAAATCCTACCAACAGTCGGTGCGACCCTCGGCATAGGCGCGTTAGCTGGTGGCTTTAAACAAATACCTGCGGCGGAATTAGAAGACCCCTACGATCAGGAGTCGCCGTCCCAGAAACTCTTGGCAGCAAACCCTGAGAAGTATACAACCGGAGCCGCGGGAGCGCCGTCTTACCGCTCCTTGTATGACGTAATGGTGCCCACGGTCCGCCAGCCGATTTACCAGCAATTCGTTGAGCCCGTACAAACCGCGGCCCGCGGCGGCGAAATGGAGAACTTCCCACGCAAGACAGGTTACATAGCAGGCCCCGGAACCGAGACTTCCGACAGTATTCCAGCGATGCTTTCTGACGGCGAGTTTGTAATGAACGCCAAGGCCGTCCGCGGAGCGGGTGGCGGTAGCAGGGAGCGCGGCGTTAGAAAGATGTACGATATGATGAGAGCCTTTGAAGGGGGTGCAGTAGCATGAGTACTCAAACCCAATATGTAGTAAATCGCCAAGACCCCGCGATTGAGGCTTATCGTCTGGGATTACTGGGCGACGTTCAGAAATACATCAAAGGTCAGATTGAACGCGGCGATGCACCGCCGGACTATCAGGTTGCAGGGCTAAGTCCCGGTGAACAGGCTTCTATTACCGCGGCACAAACAGGCGTGGGTGCATATCAGCCGTTTCTGACGCAGGGTTCGTCAACCGTGGATCAGGGCGCAACTTTAGTTGGAGATCAGGCCACCGGATACATGGGGGACGCCTCGACAGCTTTAAAAGGCGGTATTGGTGCTTTGGCTGGTACTGGGGCTATGTATGACCCCAACAGTTACCAAGACTTTATGAACCCTTACGAAGATCAAGTTATCGACAATACGATGGCGGACATTCGTCGTCAGGGTGACATAGCGCAACAGGGCGTCAGGGCTCAAGCGGTTGGCGCAGGGGCCTTTGGTGGTTCTCGCGGTCAGATTGCACAGTCTGAACTAGACCGAAACGTTATGAAGCAACAGGCAGACACTGCGGCGCAAATGCGGGCGGCTGGTTTTCAGAACGCGCAGCAAGCTGCAATGAATGCGTTCGAGTCTGGTATGGGTAGACAGCAACAGTTGGGCCAGCTTACTGGACAGATAGGCGCGGGCCTCGGTTCCTTGGGCGCACAAACAGGT